CAGCCACGCCCCATCGGCGGGACGGGGACAGGCATCCCCGCCAGCGGACGGCGCGTGACTCCGTATGTGAGCTGCGCCGTGGACCCTGATATTATACCGCTGGGCAGCACCATCATGATCGAGTACAACGGCGAGATGGTTTATCTGAGAGCCGATGATACCGGTCCGGCAGTCAAGGGGGACCATATTGACATTGCGGTCAAGGAGCACCAGGAAGCCTTATCACTGGGAGTAAAAACGGCGGATATCTGGTGGTGCGAAGAATGAACGCACATGCGAAACGCCCAAGAGGCGAGTTAGGTCCCTGCCCAAGATGTGGCCTGTATTCCGACCAGCGATTGGCAATCGAGGGCAACCCGGATATGTTCCTGGTGGCCTGCGACGCCTGCGGATGGCGAACTCGGAAATTTACTGATATAAATCACGCGGTGAGAGCTTGGAATGAAGGGAGAACATGACATGACACTTTACGAGATCGATAAGGCCATTACTGATCTGGCAGACCCGGAGACTGGAGAGATCACCGACTTTGAGGCGCTGGACAATCTCCAAATGGCGCGGGACCAGAAGATCGAGAACATCGCCTGTTACTACAAGAACTTGGTTTCCGATGCGGAAGCCATCAAAGCGGAGAAGGAGGCCCTGGCGGAGCGGCAGAAAGTGGCAGAGAACAAGGCGGCGCGGCTCAAGGAGTATCTCTCTTACGCGCTACACGGGGAGAAGTTCTCCACGCCGAAATGCGCGGTGACGTTCCGAAAGACCACTTCCGTAAATGTGGACAACCCTTCCGCCGCCATCGAGTGGGCGGAGCTGAACGGGCATAAGGAGTGCATCCGGTACAAAGCCCCGGAAATCAGCAAGAGCGAGCTGGGCAAGGTCCTAAAGGCTGGGCAGGAAGTGCCTGGGGCTGTCTTGGTTGAAGGGATTTCTGTGGGGGTGAAGTGATGAACCTTGACATTTACAACAATGTCCGGGCCGTCCCCGCAGAGGCCAAGAAGGAGATCAGAGGTGGGCGGCTGAACGGAAAGACCGATATCAACCCTATGTGGCGCATCAAGAAGCTGACGGAGCAATTCGGCCCATGTGGCATTGGCTGGAAATACACCATTGACCGGGAGTGGCTGGAGACCGGGGCCAACGGGGAAATCTCCGCATTCATGGACATCTCACTGTACTACAAATACAACGGCGAGTGGTCCGAGGCAGTTCCCGGTACCGGCGGCAGCGCCTTTATCACAAAAGAGAAGAGCGGTCTGTACACCTCTGACGAGTGCTACAAGATGGCCTTGACGGATGCCCTCTCCGTGGCCTGCAAGGCCCTTGGGATCGCCGCTGACGTGTACTGGGACAAGGACAAGACGAAGTATGACAAGACCGATATTGCGGTGAAAGTCGATGTCACCACATGCGAGAAATGCGGGAAGGTCTTGGAAGCGTACAAGGACTCCAAAGGCGTCACGGTGTCGATCATGAAGCACGTGAACGCCAGCATGGAGAAGTTCGGGCACGTCTACTGCCTGGACTGTATTAAGGAGATGAACCATGATTGATTTGATCTCCGAGATCAGCCAGAAAAGCAAGCTGTTGGACGCCGCCGTGCAGGAGCTTGGGAAGCGCGGACGCTCCTATGCCCAGTCTGAACAGGAATACCGGATCGCTCTGGCAAAGAGAATTTTGGATGAACGGTCCAAAGGTACGCCGGTAACGATCATCTCCGACATCTGCCGTGGAGATCGGGAGATCGCAAAGCTGCGGTTTGAACGGGACTGCGCAGAGGTCGTTTACAAATCCGCCCTTGAAGCAATCAATGCCATGAAGCTGCAGCTTCGAATGCTGGATGCACAGGTGGAAAGGGAGTGGGGACATGCGGGCAGAGACTAAGGCAACATCTATTCCTCCGGAAGTCAAGAAAGCCGTGTACATCCGAGACAATGGCTTCTGTGTGCTGTGCGGCTCTCCATATGGTGATCCGGTGGCCCATGTGGTCCGCCGGAGCCAGGGAGGAAAGGGGATCGAGAGAAATATCGTGACCCTCTGCCCGGCCTGTCACAGAGCCTATGACGAGGGCGCGAACATCCAGAGGCTAGGACGAGGCACCACAAGAGAAAGCCTGTACTGCTATCTGGTGGCGTATCTGAAAGGATTTTACCCGGACTGGAACCGGGAGGATATGATCTATCACAAAGGAGTCGAAAATGCTGAATAAATGCTTTTTGCTGGGCCGGATGACGAAAGACCCGGAAATCAGACGGACAAACGGTGGGACGGCTGTCCCATCCTTTACACTGGCCGTAGACCGGGATTTCAAGACCAACGGGGAGAAGGAGACGGACTTCATTGAAGTGGTTGCGTGGCGCAACACGGCAGAGTTTGTCTCAAAATACTTCTCCAAGGGCCGTATGGCGATTGTAGAGGGACGGTTACAGATCAGAGAGTGGACGGACAAGAGTGGGAACAAGCGCCGTACAGCGGAGGTTGTGGCCGACAACGTGTACTTCGGAGACTCCAAGAAGGAGAATAAGGAAGCGCCGGAATACAAGCAGGCTGATTTTGCGGAAATCTCGGAGGAAGACGGCGAGCTGCCGTTTTGAGGTGACACGATGGCCAGAAACTATGCTGCACTCCCATGGGAATACAAAAGGGAGATGTCTGCACTCAACGATGCAGAGTTCGGTCGGCTGTGCAGGGCTTTGCTGGAATACAGCGAGTCAGGGACGCCGATAGCACTTTGTGGCAATGAGCGGTTTTTTGCCGAACGTGTCATGATGCAGGAGGACCGTTTTAAGGAGTCCTATACCACAAAGGCGGAGAAAAACAGGGAAAATGGGGTTAAGGGCGGGAGGCCTAAGAAAACCGAAAAAAACCCAAAGAAACCCAACTTAACCCAAAAAACCGAAACCGAAACCGAAACCGATACTATCTCTCCTAACAGAGAGAATAAATCCCCCCTATCGTCCCCCCAGGGGGAACGGTTTGACAGGTTTTGGGCTTTGTACCCAAACAAAACCGGGAAAAAGAAAGCCAGGGAGTCTTGGGAGAAACTGAAACCGTCAGAAGAGCTGACAGAAACCATTTTGGATGCCGTTTCCAAACAGAAGCTATGGCCAAAGTGGCAGAAAGACGGAGGACAATATATCCCAAATCCCGCCACTTGGCTAAACCAGGGGAGATGGGAAGATGAACCACCCGAAGGAGGAGAAGATCCATTTGCCAAGTTTACCTGATGCTTCCCGTTGGCTGCTTTACGACGAGATCGCCATGGACACCCGGAAAACGCTGTGGTTTGTGGCGGACGCCCAGGATGTGACAGCCCTAGACAACCAGAACGCCGTTTGCCTTGCCTACGGAGCGGGCTTTGAGAACTTCCGGGATGCGGAGCCGTTTCTGAGTGCCTTCCCATCTGTGTTCCTGGCTTTATCTGACCGGGAGACGGCGGAAGCTGTGGCGGACGCCCTCAAAGAATACGCGCCATCTGTGGCCGTGCTGCTGCCGAAGGAAGGGGCCTTCGGGAGATGTTCCCGTATCCGGGACGTGCTGGCTTCCGGCGGGAGAAAGGCCGTGGATCATCTGTTGCTGGGCGCCGTGGAACAGCCCATGGACGGACTGCTGGACCTGGCGGACGTGGAGCGGAGGGACCCCGGCGCATCCGTCGCCGTCATGTCCGGTCTAAAAGCACTGGACCAGTCCATCGGAGGCTTTGCCCCATCGGAGCTGTCCGTGTGGACTGGAAAGCGCGGCAGCGGCAAGTCCACGCTGCTGTCCCAGCTGCTTCTAAACGCCATCGACCAGGGATTCCCGGTCTGCGCCTACTCCGGGGAGCTGTCGGCCTGGCGCTTCAAGCAGTGGGCTATGCTGCAGGCCGCCGGGGCCGGGCATATCGAGCCGAAGCGGGACCCGGTGTCCGGGAAGCTGTATTACTACACGCCGAAGGAGATCGCGGACCGGATCGACGGTTGGTGGAAGGGAAAGTTTTTCCTGTACGACAACCGGGTGGCTGGTGCTGGGGACGAGGACAGTATCATTTCCGTGTTCGAGTATGCCGTCCGCCGGTTCGGCTGCTGTGTATTCCTTGTGGACAATCTGATGACCGCCCGATTCAGCGACCAGAGCGACAAAGATTTTTACCGGGCACAGAGCCGGTTTACGGGGCGGTTGGTGGAGTTCGCCAAAAAAAACGAGGTGCACGTGCATCTGGTAGCACACCCCCGGAAGGGCGACAACGACAAAAAGAAGCTGCTGACCGCGGACGACATCGGCGGGTCGGCGGACATCACAAACCGGGCGGACAACGCCTTTTCGCTGGAACGGATGGAAGAAAAGGACATCGCGGCCTATGGGTATGACGCCGGGCTGAGCATCCTGAAGAACCGGTCCTACGGCTCCACAGCCAACATACAGCTGGTCTATGATGCCCGGTGCCGCCGGTACACAAAGAAGGGAGAAAGCGATGGAGTCTATGGCTGGGAACGCTGACTGGGCCGCCTATGAGCGGGAGAAGAAAAAGCTCCAAGGACTGCCGCCCGAGGAATATGAGGCGGCCTTGAAGGAGCTGGCAAGGAGGATGGGGATTTGATTTTTGAAATTCCGTATCCGCACATCAAGGGGGGAAAAGCGGACTGGAACAAGCGGTTTGGCCTGAATGCGTATTATGCCGGGAAACATTGGTCACAGCGGAAAAAGGACGCGGAGGAACTCCACTCTCTGGCGCTGTGGTCTATGAAAAAGGCGCATATCCGGAAACAGTTCGTCAAAGGCCCTGTCGAAGTCATTTTCCGCTGGAACGATGGGCTTGATGTGGACAACCACGCCGTCATGGGCAAGGCATTTTTAGACGCCATGAAAGGCTACATACTGCCAGACGATAACCGGGAATGGGTGCGGAAAGTTTCTCACGAATTTTGGGAAAACGAGAGTATACAGGTGGAGGTAAGGCCCTATGGGCGAACTTGAACAATACCTGGTCCCCATCCGCCGTTACTCTGCTAACCCCTGCATGGATTGCTGCTTCCCAATCAGCAAGTGTCCATGGCTGCGCGAGGGAAAGCCAGTACCGGGCTGGACGGCCAAGAAACGGACGTTTGTTGTCGGCAGATGCCAGGGCGGCGTAAAGCATTGGGTGACTACATACGCCATCGAGCGCTGCCCGCTGGAACAAGGTAAAGGGAAGAAGGAAGAGCAGTGGAGGAAATAACGCTTTTTCAGGAGAAAAAAATCAGTGAGATCAAGCTAGATATCTATGGTGTACCTGATTTATCTAACTGGCCGCAGATTTTTGAAATCCAAAACACAGCACAGAAATGCTACTACACTATAAAGCAGCACGAGAAGGTCATGTGCTCGGTTTCTGGGGGCTATGACAGCGATATTGTTCTGGACTTGGTCATTCGGTGTGGAGGCCGGGCTAAAACAACATTTGTGTTTAACGACACAGGTCTGGAATATGACGCTACGAAAGAGCATTTGATGCGCCTCAAAGAGCGTTATGGCATCCAGATCAAGCGACTTTTTCCCCAAAAGGCAATCCCGAGTTGTTGCCGAGATTATGGGGTTCCGTTCTGGTCCAAGTATGTGTCCAGCATGATTTATCGGCTCCAGAAACACGTGTTCCAATGGGAGGATAAGCCGCTGGAAGTGTTGCTCGACAGATATCCTGGATGCCGCTCAGCGCTCAGGTGGTGGTGCAATGATTTCAAGACAGCTAACGGGAGAGAATCTAGGTTTAACATTGCGTATGTCAAAGGTCTGAAGGAGTTTATCCGGCAGAACCCACCAGATTTTAGGATTTCAGCCAAGTGCTGCGAGTATTCAAAAAAGGTGCCCGCACACAAGGAACTTTTAATTGGAGATTACGACCTTAACATCACTGGTATCCGTAAAAAAGAGGGTGGAACACGGAGCAGCGCCTATAAATCGTGTTATGACGAGATTTTTTGTGGCCCCGACAACTACCGCCCAATCTTTTGGTGGGGAGATGCGGAAAAAGAGGCATATCGGAAATGGGCCGGAATCATCAGGTCAGACTGCTACGAATTGTGGGGTATGAAGCGTACAGGTTGTGCTGGCTGCCCGTTTGGAAAAGATTTTGAACAGGAGATTGATCTTGTCCATGAGTTTGAACCCAAGCGGTATAGAGCAATGGAGGCTGTCTTCGGGCAGTCATACGAGTACACAAGGCAGTTTTTAGCCTATAGGGAACAGATGAAAAGCCTGCAAAGAAATGCCGATCAAATAAGGCTGGAGGGATTTTATGAATGATGTCAAGCGCGCCCTGCTGGGCGACCACGAGGCGGCGAAGCGGCTGACGGATGCAGGGGTGCTGCTGCCGTGCCCGTTCTGCGGCGGAGAAGTCTACGAAAACCAATGGGTAGATTGCAAATATGAGAGCATCCGAGTTGTCATGCAATGCAAGAGGTGTACCGTACAAACGCCGATTTCTGTCAGTGTTAGGCGCGCCCGCCTTGCCTGGAACACCCGCGCGCCGATTCTGAGCGCGGAGGAGATGGAGATGCTGGAGGGGATCAAGATGGAAGTGGAGATGGTGATGAAAAGGATGGAGGTCCTGAACGATGCGGATTGAGCGCAATCGCTATGTGGTCATGCGGAAAAACAGAACAGAGGTCTGGTGCGGTCTAGCAAAGCATTTTAGTTTTCGCCCCATATCGGAAATAAAAGACGTTTCCGTCAAGACCTATCGTTCTGAGGCGCAGGCTAGAAGCGGCTGTTCTTCGTGGGACAGAGATTTTGAGGTCGTTCCGGTAATTGAGACGATTGCGACTGAGGAGGTGCTGAAAGATGGAAGTACGACCGATTGACGGAAATATACTACGGAAATGGTGCGAAAAGATAATTGACCAAGCGTGCCATCCAGCAACCGTGCAGATCGGGGAGGTATTCCTGGACAAGGTACGCTCTATGCCCACCCTCACCCTGCCGAACGAGTGGGTGAGCGCGGAAAATGCCATGCCGGCAGAACATAAGTCCGTGTTGTGTATCGTGAGCGGGAAGCCGAGGCCGAACATCACACTGGAGGAGGCGTATCAGCTTGGATCGTGGAATAAGGCTGACGGCTGGATCATCGATGAATATCTGGACTGGGAAGATGCTGTTGTCTTGTGGTGGATGCCCCTTCCGGAGCCGCCGGGAAAGGAGGGGTGAGGATGGACGTGAAAGAGGCAATCACTCAACTTACAGGACTGAAGAAATATTGTGAAGGGATGGCGGAATGCGACGAATCTGGAAGCTATGTTTTTGACCTTGATGTTCAGGCGCTTGATATGGCAATCACCGCACTGTCCCCGCCGAACGAGCCGCTAACCATCGAGCAGCTGCGGGAGATGGGAGGACAACCGTATTGGCATGTTGGGTTACGGGAAGAAAGTCCTCCGCCACATTGGAATATCCTTGATCCGTTTTATGCAAAGCATATCGAGGATTACAGATACGGCGAGAACTGGCTCGCCTCCCGCCGCCCGCCGGAGGGAGAGGAGGATGCCAATGCTTGAATGCTACAATTTTGAGGAGTGCGAATACAATGCGCAGCCAAAGTGCTGCCTGCCTAATGGAATGGAGTGCCCGCATGGCGTGAAGGCCCATAAACCAACCAACGCCGACCACGAGAAGCTGATTGAGCGGTTAAAGAACGCCGCAGGAGGACCAGAAGACATTAAGATGTGCCAAGACGCCGCCACCGCCCTCTCCACGCTCCAGGCCGAAAACGAGAAGCTGCGGGCCGAGTTGGAACAGGTGAAGCGGTGTATCGAAATTGTAGAAAATCAAAGAGACTCTGCAATCAAGGAACTAGAAAATTATATGGTACAAGATGTTTTAGACGGAAATGAGCCGTGCGCAATCTGTGCGAAAGCATCCGATACGCCATGCGAATATTGCAATCCAAAGTGGCGCGGCCAGAAGGAGGACTGAATATGAAAATAACAATTGATATGGAAAATTTGCAAAGTATTATCGAGGAATCCGCAAAAATCAATACAAAAAACGCCGTCGAGCAGGCAATTATGGACGTTGCTCACGCAAAAGTTGATTCTGTTCTTTGCGGCAAAATTGAGGGAATTGTTAACGATTCGATTGTTGGATATGTCAACAACTATCTTAAAACAACAAAGATTCACATTGGCGGAGGCTGGAACAGCGACAATGTTGAAGAATACACAGCCGAAGAATATCTCAAAAAGCAAATCAAAGACGTGTTTGAGAGTCAGTCCTTTACTGTGAAGCAGAAAGATAGATGGGGTAGTATGAAAGAAGAAAAAGTGTCTTTCCAAGAATATCTCCAGAATTATCTTAACATTGAGGCGGAAGTAAAACCGTATATGGACAAGATGGCAAAGTGCATCAGGGACGATGTAAACAAGAAGGTAAAGACCCTGTTTGATGATGCCATGAGATCTACACTTGCAGAAAATGTCTTTGCGATTGTATCTGCGTCCGATACATATCGTTCCGTCAGTAACAGCTTAAAGATGTTGGGGAATTGAGATGGATGAGTTTGAAAACAGTTGGGAAAATTGCGAATACTGCGAAGAAACATACAAAGAGTGGGATACTGGATATACGGAGTATGGATGTTCGCTTTTTGGTGGGGAATGCGTAGAGTGTTGCCCACTGTCATTCAAATACAAGGTGGAGGACTGACATGAAGCGGTTGACATACTTTGACGGCGGGAAATGGCGGCTCAAAATTGGCGACAAAGAATATTCCGGGGCGTGGGTTGACCGCCTCGCTGCCTACGAGGACACGGGCCTGGAGCCGGAAGAGATAGGAGCACTTAAATCTCGTGAGAAAGGCCTTGTGGAGCTTTTGAATGGTGTGTCCTGCGGTTGCGCTGTAACATATACCCGCCTCCGCGAACTGGCCCAGGCGGATCGTGAGGGGCGGTGCGTGGTGTTACCGTGCAAGCCGTCTGATGTGACCGTCTATCAACTGCGCAACAAAAAGCACGCCCGGGGCGTTGGTGTCAGTCTCCGCCATATTGCCTGCGCTACGGTGTGGGCTGGCGGGGGCTATGCCCTCCACCATCAGGGGCAAGATGACTGCCTAGACCGCGATTTCAGTAAAACATGGTTTCTAACTCGTGAAGAAGCCGAGGCCGCACTACGGAGGGAGCAGGAATGAAGGAGTACATCGAGAGGGCGGAAGCACTCGACATCTGCCAGAAAGAATATGAAGATCGGCTTAGAATGGCAGACTATTGCGGCGATACTGTGGCTTTGGATATGGGCGGAGTAATCAAAGGCATCCCCGCCGCCGACGTTGCGGAGGTGAGGCACGGGAGATGGATAGATGTTCGCGGGGAAAGCAGCGGCTTGAACTGGAAGTGCTCTCTGTGTGCAAAACGAGTATTACAAAAATCTCCATGCTGCCCCAACTGCGGCGCTCGCATGGACAAGGAGGACGAGCATGAAGTTTCGGAATAAAACGGGCGAAGTCGCACTTACCATTGAACAGGCATTAGCGCAGTTTTGCGATAGCAAAGAAGATTGCGACTATTGCGAGCTTCGGGAACCCGTGCAGCAATACGCAGGGACAAAGAGGCCGTGTCATGAATACGTAAGAGCCAACCCTCACGAAGCCGCCCGACTGATGGGATACGAGGTGGTGGAGGATGATATGTTGGAGCCAACAAAACATAAGGAGGAGGCCAACACGGCCAACGCCGTAGAAGGTATGTGCTGCGACTGTGCTCACGGCGGACCCTGCTGCTCTTGGGACGAGAACGAGAATTGCCAGCACAAGAAAGAGGACGGCACTTGCTGGGTGCCATATACGAAGGAGGAGGCCAACATGGACAAGCCGAGAATTTGTGAGGTGCTGGGGGTCGAAGTGGGAGAGCACTTCAAGATTAAAGGATACAAAGGCGAATATCACATCAATGGTTGCGGTGTCCTAAAATGGGGCGGCCAAACGAGTGATGATGCAATTTACGAAGCCATCAACCACCCCGACCGCATCATCCGCAAGCCCCGCTGGACGCAGCAGGAGGTGGAGAGGGCGAAGGCTATCAAGGTACTGTTTCCATGTGCGATAGCAATTACAAAGGCACCATTTGGAAGCGTTTTTGTGTCTGGCGCTTCGCTGACATTGAGTACAGAATATTTCCCATCCATCCAGCCCGGCCAGTCCGTCACCCTTGACGAGATCATCGGAGGTGCCCAATGAGAGAAATCCTTTTCAAAGCCAAGCGGCTGGATAATGGAGAATGGGTGGAAGGGTATTACATAGGCCCAATAGGTGTGCTTGATGTACATGAGATTTGCGATGTTCATGATATTACAGGACCGCGTGTCGAAGTTGACCCCTCCACGGTCTGCGAGTGGACGGGGCTCATTGATAGGGACGGTACGAAGGTGTTTGAGGGGGACAGGCTGTTTGACCCACATGAAAAAAGAACTTTTGTGGTGGAGTACGATCCACTTGAAGCCGGATTCACCTTGGAAAGCAATGATGGACGGTATGTAGATTTTAACCGTGTGCCGTATAGTAAGATCATCGGCAACATCCACGACGGGGAGGGCGGACGGCATGAGGGGGCAGAGCATGACTGAAACCGAAGTAATCTCCATTGATCGTCACGGCCAGCGGAAGGAGTATCCATCGATCAAATCTGCAGCAGAGGATGTTGGTGTTCGCCCCTGCAGGATTTCCACCGCCTGCGTTACTGCCCACCGCTGCGCGGGACGCTATTGGATCAAGAAGGAGGATATGGATGGGTGAGTTCCCGGAAAGGCTGAGAAAGTTGCGGGAGTCCATGCGGCCAGTTCGGAGTATGACAGTTACATCACAACTGATGGGGTTAAGCCCGGATGCGCTTCGGAAATATGAGCGAGGAGAGGTCGAACCGAAGATGACAGCTTTAAAATTGATTGCGGCATATTATCACATTAGTTTGGACGAGCTGTGTAAAATGGAGGACGAGTAACTCTTCATGGTCTCACAAAGAATATCAGATATTCATAAAGTTTTATGAGCAAAAAGCGCCATCTATGCGACAATGGAGCATGAGGGAGTGACTTCCCCATGCTCCTTCTTTTTCCTCCCCTTTCGGGCTGTGACCAACCACGGCCCAAAGGACAACCCACTCCCCCGGCAGGGGTATCTAGTGAGATATAAAACAGATAGGAGGTTGCCTCTCTTGTGTGTTCCCTGCCGGGGGACTCCCTTCCAAATATGCCGCAGCTCGATGCAGCCCACGATCAGGGCCGGAAGGTCGCACCTTCCATGCGGCACCATAGGGCGTGCCCGTCTCGCTGAAAAGATGGGAGGGACGGGTATGGGGAATTTTTGATTGAGGTGGTGATATGCCGAATGAGCGAAACCTTATACCGATGGAAAAGAGAAGCCCGGAAGAAGCCCGAGAGATGGGGCGGAAAGGGGGCCGTGCATCCGGCGAAGCCCGCCGACGCAAGAAAAGCCTAAGAGAAGCGGCGGAATTGTACCTCTCTCTGCCGGTTTCGGACAAGCGGAAGTGGAACAAGCTGTCAGAGGATGGTGTCCCGCCGGAAGATGTGAACAACCAGATGGCGATCATCGCCGGGCTGTCCATCAAGGCCGCTAAAGGAGACGCCAAGGCGGCAAAGGTGCTGTTTGACCTACTGCCCACCGATGGGGCAGACCCGCTGGAACAGGCGGAGGACGATCCCATCACCAAGAGCTTGAAGGAGGAGGCGGAAAATGGCCTTCTCTGATAAGCAAAGGCAGATCATGCGGTTCCCATACACCAGCTACGACGCACTGATCTGCGATGGCGCAGTCCGTTCGGGCAAGACCTCCATCATGTCCCTGTCCTTCTTCCTGTGGGCGATGGGAAATTTCAACAACTGTGCATTTGCGTTCTGTGGGAAATCTGTGGGCGCTGTGGAACGAAACATCGTTGTGCCGCTGCTGTCCGTGGTCTACCTCCGGCAGAATTTCGATATCCGATACAACCGGGGCGATCATGTGATCGTTGCCCGGAGGGGGAATCGGGAAAATCGGATTTACCTATTCGGTGGTAAGGACGAGAGCTCGTACACTCTGGTGCAGGGCGTGACGCTGGCCGGAGTGCTGCTGGACGAAGTGGCCTTGATGCCCCGCTCTTTCGTGGAGCAAGCGCTGGCCAGGTGCTCCGTCAAGGGGAGCAAGCTGTGGTTCAACTGTAACCCGGAGAATCCCCAGCACTGGTTCCGGCAGGAGTGGATACTGAAACCGGAGAAGCATAACGCTCTCCATCTACATTTCTTGATGGATGATAACCCGTCTCTGGACGAGGAAACCAAGGCGCGGTATCGCTCCATGTACAGCGGCCTCTTTTACGAGCGGTACATCCTGGGCCGCTGGGTCATGTCTGAGGGCCTGATCTATGACATGTTTGACCCGACGGAAAACGTGTATCGAGAGCGGCCTGCCGGGATGTATGACCGTTCTCAGCGCTATATCGCTTGTGACTACGGCACTACCAATCCGACGGTGTTTCTGGATATTTATGACGACGGAGAACGCATCCGGGTAGACCGGGAATACCGCTGGGACAGCCGGAAAGAGCGCCGGCAGAAAACAGATCAGGAGTATGCCGACGACTTCTTGGAATTCATGGGCGGCACGGATGCCACGGTGCTGGTGGACCCGTCCGCAGCGTCCTTCATTGTGGCGCTGCGGCAGCGAGGTGTATACGTCCGGGAGGCGGACAATGATGTGCTGGATGGGATACGCAAAACCGGAGTCCTGCTGAACCGACGGGAAATCCTGATCCATGAGCGGTGCTCCGGCCTGATTGATGAGCTTGGGACTTACTTATGGGACGAAAAGGCGTCCCTGAGAGGTGAGGAGAAGCCGGTCAAGCAGCAGGACCACGGGCCGGACGCCCTGCGCTATTTTGTGAATGATTTACCTGATTGGAGGTTTGAAGGTGTCCAGACGGCATAAGACCCGCCCTGCGGGGAATCAACCGAATACAGAGGCGGTCAGCGTCCAGGACGCGTTCTCCAATCCCCTGTTCCGCCTGGGGTGGGGCAGTCAGTCCCCCTTGGAGGCCACAGAATACCCCTTAACCCGGATGACCGACAACTACGCCCTGCTCAATTCGCTTTACCGGGACAACTGGGTGGTGCAGAACGTGGTCGGCCTGATGGTGGATGACATGCTGCGTGAGTGGTACAAGCTAAAGGGCAGCTATACTCCGGAGGCCCTGGACGCCCTGAGCAAGGTGGAACGGGACACAAGACTGCGGGAACGGATCAACGAGGGCCTGCGCTGGGGGCGTTTGTATGGCGGCGCTGCCGGTCTCATCATGATCGATGGGCAGGACGACCTCTCCAAGCCCCTGGACATGGATATGATTTACCCTGGCAGCTTCAAGGGCCTGTACATCCTGGACCGCTGGCAGGGCATCACGCCCAACATGGAGTTGGTCTTTGAGGGGGGAGACCCGGTCCCCGAAAGCTACTCTATCACCGACGCCCGGGGTCACACGGTGGTCAATGTCCATCACTCGCGGGTAGTTCGGTTCACCGGCCGGGACCTGCCGTTTCTGGAGCGGGTGGCGGAGATGTACTGGGGCGAGTCCGAGGTGGAGGCCCTGTACAAGGACGTGGTGGCCCATGACAACGTGAGTGCCAACATGGCCGCGCTGACGTTCCAGGCCAATATCAACACCATGGAAGTCAAGGGACTGGAGCAGCTGTTCTCGATCGGCTCCAGTCAAGCCCAGCGGCGGTTCTGGAATGTGATGCAGGCCCAGAGCGTGCTACGCTCCAACTTCGGCACGCAGCTTGTGGAACAGGGCAATCAGATCAGGAATACGCAGTACACCTTCACTGGTCTGCAAGAGGTCTACGAGTCCATGTGCCTGAACCTGTGCGGTGCCTCTCATTACCCTATGACAAAGCTGTTTGGGCGCTCCCCGGCGGGCATGAACGCCACCGGGGAGAGCGACCTGAAAAACTACTACGACTATGTGGGCAGCCAACGGGAGGCAAAGGTGAGGCCGGTCCTGCAAAAGCTCCTGCCCGTGCTGGCGTTGAGTGCGTGGGGAGAGGCGCCGGATGATCTGGAGGTTACCTTCCCGCCACTGTGGACACCCACGGCGACGGAGACAGCGGAGATCGCACTGAAAAAGGCGCAGGCCATTCGGGATACTTTCCAGGCCGGATTGTTCCAGGCAGACACCGCCATGAAGGAGCTGAAAAAGCTGGAAGAGGAGACCGGAATGTTCGGCAGTATCAGCGACGAGGAAGTAAATGCCGCTGCCGGGAAGAACTACCAGGATGTGACAGCCCTGCGGGACCCTCTGATGGGGCTGGGATATGGTGAGATGAATGCCGACACTGAACCGGGCGCCGAATGAGCGGGAACAGCAGAAGCTGATCGAGATTTTCCTCAAAGCGGAAACCGACATCATCAATGAGATCGGGCGGCTCCGGTCCATGGGCAATGTGGATTACCATGCTGTGGCCGCGCTTGAACGGGTGCAGGCCATTCTCCGCAAGATGGAGTCCGACTCGTGGGAATATGTGCCCCGCATGATCGAGCAGATGTTTTACGTTCGGGTGCCGGAGGCCCGGCGCATCGCGGGAGAGACCCCGGCCAAGCACTTTATGGGCTATATCAATGCCATGTCGCTCACGGGTGAGCAGACGGCCATTGTGGACACGCTGGTGCAGAACCTGATGGGGGAGATCACCGATGCGGCCATGACGGCCATGGCGACCGTGCAGAGCGCCGTTGTGGGCCGCACAGAGCCGGATGTGTACCGGCGGGTGGGGCTGGAGCAGGTAGCCAATATGCAGGCCGCAGGGCGCGGGGCGAACATCACCGTGCCCGGATTTGTGGAGGCGCTGCGGCGGGAGGGCATCACGGCCTTTGTGGACAGGGCGGGGCGCAACTGGTCTTTACATACCTACTGCTCCATGGTGACCCGCACCACATCCCGGCAGGCGGAAGTGATGGCGGTGCTGACGGCGGACCCGGAGCAGGACCTGTACCAGATTTCAAGGCACGGCACCACCTGCGGCCTGTGCGCCCCCTATGAGGGCAGGGTGTATTCCAAGAGCGGCGCCGACCCGGACTTCCCGCCGCTGGCGGACGCATTTGGGAAAGTGGACCCGGATGGGCCGAACAGTCTGACGAACACCTATCTGAACATCCATCCGAATTGCCTTCATGTTCTGATCCCGTGGACGCCCATGGGCCGGACGCCGGAGGAAATTCAGAAGATCAGGGATTTTTCCAATCCGGCCAGGAACCCGTACAGCGTGGACCCGCGGACCGAGAGACAAATCAAAGCCTACCGGAACAAGGAGGCGGCTCGGCGGAGCTGGCTGGGGGGGTAGCGCAACCGGGGGGGGAGCCGTACCACAAACGGCGCCGCTCGGGGCGGGGCGGGGTGGCGTATGCCCGCCAGTGGGAGCGGTACCGCATGACGCTGGGGGACAAGGTGCCCAAGACCTTCGAGACGTTCCAGCGGCACAAAAAAGAGGACGACGCAAAGTACAAGACTTGGATGAAGGAGTACAGGGAGGCAAACCGTGAATCTGACACCGACAGCAATTAAAGCCATTGAGTCCATCCTGTCTAAAGGGGACCGGGCGGAGGTCATTCCGACCAAAGAGGGGCCGAAGGTTATAAAAGTCGTCCGAAAAGAAGTGAAATTCGCTTTAAAATAGGCTGTGTTTGTGGTATAATATAGTTGCTGGCTAGGGTAGCTCCCGAAAAGCGGCCCGCCTTGCCGCCTGCCAGCAATCCAATATAAGGCGAATTACGAAAGGCGGTAATTCAATATGGGAAGGTTTGTTGACCTAACCGGGAAGCGGTTTGGACGCTGGACGGTGATTGGGCGTGCAGAAAGCCGAATGTCTGCCGGGAAACCTGTTGTTTTCTGGAAGTGCAAATGCGACTGCGGAACAGAAAGAGATGTTAGCGGCAATTCCTTGAGGTGTGGACTTTCCGAATCGTGTGGGTGCTTACATAAAGAAAAAGTAAAGTCCTTATGCGAATCCAGAAGATTAAAAAACAGATTTTTTATAGATGGAAATGTTGTACACGTCCAGACAAAACAAGGAGAATTTCTTTGTGATAAACAAGATTGGTCCGATTTATCCAAATACTATTGGCAAATCGGAAAAGACGGGTACCCAGTTTCTTGTATAAACAAAAAGTTCAAAAAGTTTCATGTTTTGATATTGGATTGTCCGAAAGGATTTGAACGGGATCATATAAACGGAAACCGGACTGACAACAGAAGAGAAAATCTTAGGGTTATCCCGGCTAGTGCGAATCGCTTTAATAAAGGAATGAACAGCCGGAATAAAAGTGGGCATACCGGCGTGTTTTGGTATGAACGGTATAAAAAATATCAAGTTTCAATTAAAGCGAGAGGGAAAACCGTTCATCTTGGGTATTATGAGGACTATGATGAAGCTGTCAGGGTAAGAGAAGAAGCGGAAATGCAGTATTTTGGAGAATACAGAAGAAAATAAACATCATTCCCGCCTCTAAGCGGTGAGGTGGAAGAGCCGAGCGTGGCTGTCGATCAACATCGACGGTCACGCTCTTTTTTCGTTTTGAGGTGATTTTATGGATTATCTACAACTCTTACAAAAAGCGCTTGCGGAAGAAATACAGGCAACAAGGTTATACCTTGCTTGTATGGCGGCTGCTCCACAATCAGATATCCCGGTGTTGCTAGAAATAAACACAGATGAGACAGACCACATTGCGCTCATATCTACGCTTATTTCTAATCATACAGGTCAGGATGTGGATTACGAAACTATGGTCCCGGGGGTGGAGTGATGGCGGTTGCATACTACGGGGACCGGATATCGCCTCACATGACGGACACGCCAGAGGGCTTTTTAATCTGTCACGATGTCCCCATTGCCCGGACAGGGCCGCAGGACTATCTGGCCCGGGAGATGATGCTGGATGGAGACCCGGAGCGGATCGTGACGGTCCAGCGGCACCCGGAGGACGTGTTCGAGGCGGCCACCCTGGCCTCCTTTGAGGGAAAGCCAGTCACCGACGGCCATCCCCCAGAGAATGTGGGGCCGGAGAACTATTCGGCGTACACGAAAGGACACGTCCAGAACGTCCGCCGGTCCGGGGACTACATCGTGGCGGACCTGTATATCAACGACGCCAACCTGGCGGAGGAAGTCCGGAACAACGTCAAGCGGGAAGTCTCCTGCGGGTATCTCTGCAGCTATGTGCCGGACGGAGCCGGATACCGGCAGAGCAACATTCGCGGCAATCACGTGGCCGTCGTGCCGAAAGGCCGGGCGGGGGCCGCGGTTGCAATACAAGACACCGCCCCGGAGGCGGAGAAAGGTGGAAACAAACACATGAACGAATTCTGGAAGTCTGTCCTCCACGCCTTTGGAATGGCGGCGAAGGACGCCAGCCCGGAAGAGCTGGACAAGATGGTGGAGACCACGGCTACCGCGCTGGACGCTGAGCCCGCTGAAAAGGCGCAGGAAGCGGAACCCGCGGAGAGCAAGACCGCCGAAGATGAAATGGTCGAGAAGGCCCCCAAGGGCGACGACCTGGGCAGCAAGCTGGACCGGATCATTTCCATGCTGGAGGCCAAGAGCCGCGGCGGCGAGGGCGAGCACCGGCTTCACGACGAGAGCGACATTGACGAGGAGATCAAGCGCCTGCTGGGCAAGGAAGAGGAGGGCAAGTCCATCACCATCCCTGTGGAGAATGACGCCTGTATGGACGATGCCACCAAGGACGCCGCTGTGGCTGTCCTGCGGAAAGTTCGCCCCGCTGTGGCCGCTATTGAGGACAAGCACGCCCGGGCGAAGGTCACCGATGCCCTGCTGTCCGCCGTGCGTGGCAAGGACGTGATGGGTGAGATCGCCAAGGCCGCGCAGGACAGCGCAAGGGCCGCCGCTGAAAAGACAAGCAAAAACACTTATGAAACCATGTGCGCGGAGTCCGAGGCCGCCTATGCCGCACGGAATCCCCACAAGAAGAAGGAGGACTAATCATGGCACTGAATCCCCAGGTGATCGGCACCAGTATGCCCCACGGCTTTGCTGGTTGCTATGCGCGTCAGCCGGACATGATCGTCGAGACCCGCCCCTGCGGCGGCAATGACAAGATCGTGTTCGGAACCCCTGTGAAGTACGATGCGAACGGCAATGTGGTAGCATTTGCCGGAACCGGTACCACCGCCGCGCAGTTTGCCGGTGTGGCTGCCGCGGAGATCAAGAGCGCTCTGACCTATCTGGACCCGGGCAACGGACAGTTTGCTCCCGGCGAGGCGGTGGGTGTGTTCCAGCGGGGCAGCATCAATGTGAAGTGTTACGGCACCACAGCCCCCAAGCTGGGCGGCGCGGTGTATGTGCTGCTGAACACCACGGAGACCGCGGGGCTGTCCAACGTGCCTGCCGGGTCTTTTACGGCGATGGCGCACGAGACCAGGAA